CATTTGCTCCACCTCCACCACCTCCTTCTCCACCATTTCCTGCCGCAACGGCTCCAGCAGTTTGATTGCCTCCACCACCTCCGCCAGCCCATGTTAGCGAAGTTCCATTGTAGGCATTAACAATTCCAGCCCCTCCTGCTCCGCCTGGGCCAGCTGTGGCATTGCCGCCAACTGCGCCAGCTCCGCCACCTCCCCCTGCGCCAGTTCCAGCAGCTTGAGTGTGGTTTGCGTTTCCTCCAGCAAAGCCTTGTCCTGATGTTGCTGAGCCACCGGCATTTAATGCGCCAACAGCGTTTAATCCACCTCCACCACCAGAGCCACCAGAAAGTCCATTTTGGTTGTCTGTGGCTATGCTCCACGCCCCACCACCTCCGCCTCCAACTGCGGTTAATGTAAAACCAGTTGTATTAGACCCGCTGTTTGCAAGAGGGCTAGATGATCCCGAGATTCCAAGAATCGAAGCTCCACCTGCCCCAACTACAATCGGATAAATTGAGCCAGCAAATAAAACTTGATTATTGTGTACAATAACTCCGCCACCACCGCCGCCACCTGCTCCACCTCCACCACCGCCGCCAGCAACAATAAGCGCATCAGCAAGATACACTGAATTATTTGCCGCAATAGTAATAGTTCCAGGCCCATTCGTGATGGTCACATTAGTGCCCGCGGTCAGTGTGGCTTTGGCGAGCGTATTGCCTGTGCTGTTCCCAATCAGAAGCTGCCCATCGGTGTAGGATGTTTGTCCAGTTCCACCTTTATTAACAGCAACTGTATTGAGTGTTGGATTCGGGTAGGTTCCAGTTAAATCTCCACCCGCGGTTCCAATCGCAGAATTTGTTGCAGTTGTCAGCGTGGTTATCCTGCCCTTAGCGTCCACCGTTATGACAGGAATCGCAGACGAACTGCCAACTGTCTGAGCCGTCGTAACAGCAGCCAGCGTTGGGTTCGGGAAGTTGCCGGTCAAGTCTCCTCCAGCCGCGGCAGTTGCAGCCAATGCTCCTACATCCGCTGCGGTTGGGAGGGCATGCTGATGGTCATTGCGAGCTGCTGTAGTGCCAGTGCCAACGGCAGCAACAGATGCCAAGTTTGATGGGGCAGTTGTTGCAAGAGCAACTCCACTGGCAACCGCAGCAGTGGTCAGCGCGGTAATCTGTCCTTGTGCGTTGACAGTGATAACAGGGATTGTGGTTGAGTTGCCAACCGCTGTTTGAGCAGTCGTGACATCCGCGATTGCAATCGTGCCGCTGGTAGTGATTGTCCCGCCAGAAAGCCCGGTTCCAGCCGCAATGCTAGTTACAGTTCCACCAGCAGAGCTGCTAATCGGCGTGCTGCTTAGTGCTGTGACACGCCCCTTGGCATCGACACTGATTACCGGAACAGCCGTGCCGCTGCCAATGTTGCTCTGTGCGGCTGTAATAGCCGCCAGAGTCGGATTAGGATATGTACTGCCAGCCAAGTCGCCACCAGCAGCACCAGTGGGAATCCTAGAATCTGACAATCTGCTGTCGTTTCCCTGTGCGGCTGTGCCTGCTGTGGTGCCATAGCTGACTGCCAGTGTGCCGGTGGACGTAATCGTGCCACCGGTAAGTCCAGTGCCACCAACGACACTAGTGACGGTGCCCTGGGGATTAGCAGCGGCTGTCAGGGCTGTGACGCGACCTTTGGCGTCAATGGTAACAACTGGCACCTCGGTTGCACTCCCTCTTGTGGTCGCCGTTGTGACAGCAGCAAGAGAAGGATTAGGGTACGATCCTGTAAGATCTCCTCCGGCAGTTCCAAATGGTGCGCGCAGAATTGCTCCAGTAACCTGCTTGGTATCCCCAGCCTGGACGATTGGAATAAGTTCCGTTCCATCAACGGTTGTTGCTACTGGTAGTTGAGAGATTTTGTCACCCATATTAGCCTAAAATCAAATTGTCTCCGCTTTCTGTGGTAAGTCTAAAGCCAGCTTCAGTTGTAATAAAATCAACTCCAGTAGATGGAGGAACTGTCTTGGTAAATTTGAAGGTCTGGCTTGTAGCAGAAACTTGGATTCTAGCAAAGTTTTTATTGAATGCCTTTGCAGGATCAATGTTCCTTTTTCTAATGAATTTGGTGATCATGCTTAATAAGTGTAAACCATGTTCATTCGTTGAATCTGACCCTGCTGGCGAATCAGCACATCAATCTGCTGCTGCACCGCAAACTCAGCCATGCCCTCAAGAGCGTCAGCTTCTTCTGGGCGACCTTCAGAACGCATAAAGTCTGCGGCCACCGAGTTGACCAGATAGCCCTTAAACCTAAATGGAATCTGCACAATCTGCCATGCTGAACTTGGGTTGCTTGGATTAACAGTGGCAGCCACTTCATCAAGCGCATTCCAGAAGTTGCCAGACACCGGCAGATTCTTGGCGGGCGGGTTGTACGCAGAACTGGCTTGGCTCGGATCGTAATAGACTTGTGAGCCGGCAGAGTAAATTAAAGTTGAGTCGTATCTGGTGCCAAACAAGTACGGAGCAACTGCTCTAAGCAGGACAAACTTGTTACTGAAGTTAGGGAACCTCAGCACGAACAAATCCTGGCTGAGCACCTCCGTAGTCGGAAGGATGTCGAGGTCTAGGTTCGGCATGTTCTCCACCACAAACGACTCGTCACGGCCTCTTGTTCCCTTCCGTGGATCATTCGTCCAGCAACCGATTGCCTGCCCAGACACCACCGCAATGGGCTGCCGGTTGTTTACAAACTCCAGCGTTGAGCCACTGATGTACGTCCACTGAGGCGTACACCAGGGCATTTGTACCGTGATGCTCCTGATGTACGGGAGAGAGTTGTCGTCAGCAGTCTCAAACGTGAAGTTGTACTGGGTAGCCGCGGAGCTTGCGAGCGTGCCGTCTTCTTTGAGAATCCAGAACGGGTTGATAATGTTGACGTACGACTCGCCAATCTTACCCTGCTGCCAAGCCTGCTCGGAGAAGTCCTTGAGGTAGACTCGCGGATAATTTGGGTCCAACTCGATTTCAATTGGGATCGTGTTGGCAGCGTTCTGGACGTAAATTGGCTGATCGTCCTCCTGAAGGATTTCCACACCACTTTCCGTCAGAAGCTCAATCGGATTAGCCACCACATTGCTGATCCGAGTGCCAGGCCAAACCTCCTGAATGTTCTGTATGTCGGGCCACTCCTCGCGGTCCCAGATCATGCTCAGCCTGCGATTGGTAAAATCCCTGAGCGCAGCAAAAGACTTATCATTTAGCGTATTCCGATCCAAGCCTATCAATTGACAGGCTTCTGCTAGGATGGCGCTAAACGGTACGGTCTTCATTTACTAGGCGGAGTCCAACCAACACTGATTTCTTTAACGCCGCCACTATTCACTCTGCACTCTGGATTGTCACGCAAGAACTCATCCATGAATGCCTTGTCGTTCCAGCATCCGTAGCCAAGTTTTTGGCCCCAGAAATGGTATGCAGTGCCTGGGATAGTGGCTATTTTTTGGCCGAGTCCTTCAACGGACCTGTGCCTTTCGTGATTAAGTTTAGCGATCTGCTTGGCCTGAACTTTAGCCTCGATCTTGTTGCGCTCCCAACCTGCACGCAGCTCTTTCTCAAGCTGCCCAACCATGTTTTCAGGGATGCTAATCATGTAGGTAAGACTGTCATAAAAGTGCCGCCAGTCTCTCCCGGCTGTCACACCATTCGTGGTTGCAATCCACGCACTATCTGGCTCAATGCCGTGTCTGTGGCAGGTGTCGCAAGAGTTGTGCCAGTCTCTCCTGGCTGTCACACCACTTTAATCGACCGAGCATCCCGGTCCTCCGCAGGTGTCGCTACAAATCAACTAAGCAGCGTTGTAGTCGAACTTGCCGAGGCCCAGCGGGTTCCCGACAACCAGACCAGCAACTGCTTCAACCAAACGGCCAGGTCCACCACCGTTGTCAGACAGGGCAGTGACCTGAGCCACGTTGCCACCGTAACGGACCTCGATGAGGTTCATGTCCAAGACCAAACCCTTGTAGGGAGTGGGAGTCCAGGCGAGCGGGCTACCGGCAACAGTGCCGATAAACGTGGTGGGATGCAAGCGCACCGTGCCAAAGTCACCCTGGAACACGTCCAGCGACTGGATGTAGGTGTCCGCGGCTGCATCACGCTGGAAGGTCTGCACCTTGGTAGCGCCGGCAGCAAGCGTGTTGCTGGAGTTGCTGACCGTGGTCAGAGCGGTTGTTCCGAGCAGGCCGGTGAAGGCGCGCTTCAGATCCGTCCCAACAATGCAGTCAAAACTGGTGTAGTGACCAGTCTGATCGAAGATAGACTTGAGCAGGCCCTGCACAGCGGAGTCCGTTAGCGAGGTTCCCAGTGCAGTTCCAGTGCCAACGATGGAAGTTGTAGGCGTACGGAAGATGCTGGGAATGTTGCCAGGAGTCGGAGTGCCAGTGCCAGCATTGCTGATCCAGGTCTGTGCGCCCGCGGTGCGGTAAGCAACAGTCTGGTCACCAGTGTCAAGCTGGGAAACCTGATTGGAGGTCATGGTGACTTCCATATCACGCTTGATGCCAGTAATGGCCTTGGCGACGTTGTCAGCCAGTTCGTCACGCACGCCAGCAACATCAGCGATGTCCTGAGTGAGCTTGGAAACACGGACTGCGCGCCGGTAGATCTGGGCGTAGTTGGCAAGCTCAGCGCGGTATCCAACAACATAGTTGGTGACACCAGTGGTGAGGTTGACGTCCAGACCGTCTGGCGTGCCACCAACCTGAGGAGTCGGAAGGCTGTCAGACTGCCAGCGGAAGAACATATTGCCGGGCTTGGAGCCCTTCTTTGCCATGGACGTGAACGGTGTGTCCTTGGCGTCAACCAAGGCGATCATGTCCATCAAGTCTTCGCGAAGACCGCGACCGGAGAGATTAGGTTCAACAAGAGAAGCCATAAATGAATGAGGTTACTGCGTTTTGCTGCGTGAACTAAACAAAGTTCATTGCTTTTACCAAGTCGGTTAAGCCGTCACGACTGCCACCTGTCCTTGCGAACTGATGTTTGGCCTTTGACGTATCTGATGTTTGAGTGCGAGCAGGAGGAGCCTTAGTCACGCCTGGCTGTGCAGGTGCCCGCCGAATCGGTTGACCCTGGCCTTTGGCCTTTGTCTTCGATTCTGCGTATGCCTTTGCGCCAAGCACTACTAAGCCTGTTAAATGCTTCCAGTCAGCACGTCGCTTTTTAAGCTCAGGAAAGTCACGGATAATCTGTTGAGCTACTTGGAACTCTTCAGTCTCCGACCTGCCCCACCAAGGAAAGTCTGCGGCCACCTGTGCGTCTGCCTGTGCCTGCTGTTGCAGGTAGTTCAGCCGTGCTGGCAGCTCGACCTCCTTGCGCTTAATCGCCGTGCGCTTCATTGCTCGGACTTCCCTGTCTGAGAGTTCGTGTTCCGTGCCATCAGGCAACGTGATCACGCCTCCATCAGAGTTGTCCTCACACCACAACAAGACTTCCACCGCTTTGTCATACTCGGACTTCACCTGTTCAAAAGTGTTGAGCCCTTCTGCAAAGTCAGTTTGGTCCTGATGCTTTACAGGTACAGAAGCCCTTGCGGACTCCAATTCCTGCTGAAGCTGTGCCAACTGTGCTCTCTGCGCTTCAAGTTCAGATTGGGCAGCCTTCTTCGCAGCAACTAATTTGTTGATGCGCTTCTGGACGCCTCTAGTCAAAGAACTGCTTTCGTGCGGTTCGGAATCATCGTCCGCCAACTGATCGTCCTCGCCAAAGGAATCCGCGGCGTATTCTGATCCCTGCCCCTGTGTGGCCGGAGTTGCCTCCTCCTCGTTAAGGAAGTTGGATTTAAGAAGGTCACTTAACCCTTTCTCATCCATTAAACCGAGTTTCTGAGCAACGGGACTTACTTCTGCCTCCTGATCCCCGGAATCAGGCTGTACTTCGTTTTCGTTCATGCGGTTAAGGTCGCAAGTATCCTTTATCTACAATCCAGTAACGCTGGAAGGCCCGTTGTTGGCGTTATGCCAAATCCTTTTCATCAGTCAAGCCATTTAATTTTAATGCTTCTGTTCTTAATGTTAAAAGTGTTGAGTAAACCAAGTTTACACCATCCGCCTGGCCACAAGCGTGAACACGGTCCTCGCCTTTGTTGTTGTTGCCAATAGCGTGTAGCCACATGGTTTCCTGCATCTGCTGGATCGTCTCAATCACCTGATCCCAGATGTGGTTTTTTCCGGCAAATCCGTAAGCTGCGCGTTCTTTTTGTGTCATTGCCCAGGTTGCTGTTGCATTGGAGTTACACCTAGCCGGCCAATCTGCGCGTTCTGCTGCTGCATGACGCTCATCTGCAAGCTCTTCACATAGTTTTCAAAGAGCGCCCTAAAGTTCTCATCACTCTGGAGAGCAGCCTGCGCCTTGGGATTGTTCTGCATCACCTGCTGGGCAAACTGCATCTTGGTCTGCGCCGCGGGATCATTCTCTTGATACAGGGCCTCGTTACCCAGAAGCATCATGCCAATGTCATTCTGAACATCCTTAAACATCTTCTGAGAAGCCTGCTCCTGATTCATGATAAGCTCGCCGGCCATTTCTGGCGCGATGGCTTGAATCAGCATCTCGGTAATGCGATTAGCATTTAGGACGCCACCTGTGTCCATCTGTTTAATCTTGGTCAGAAAGTCCACCTTCTGAGCGATGTATTCCTTATCCAAGTTTAGCACATCAAAGCGGACATTGATGTCAAACTCGTTGTGGATGTCAGACAAATTCTGCGGCAGTGTCCCGCCGGTGATGCGCTGAATTTCCTGAGGCGGCATGTACTGGCAACAGAGCGAGAACATCTGCCGAAACACAGAGCGCCAGGACAGCAGCCATGTGTTGACCAGTGCCTGTTGAAGCATCTGGGTGGTCATGGGATTCACGTTCCCGTTGTTCGTGCCAAAGTAGGCTGCGTGCTGGGCCTCAACGCGCTGAATCAGGTTAAACGCCACGGTAGGTTCGCGAGCCGGAGGCTCCATGAACGTGTAGTCGTTCTGATTGGTGACCGGCAAAGACACGCCTGGGCCGATCTTATTGATTGCGCCTACACGCTTAACTACCTTGATCGGAGGCAGTGTCGAGAAGGCTGTATGATCTCGAATTGAGTCATGCTGGGCCTTAATTTCATCCTGATCCGTAGTCGCCAACTCCGGTATGGAGCGAGTGTCAGTGATCGCCCGTCGAAGTTGCTCCCGTCGGAACTCAACAAACGGATACTCCCCATGAGCATAATCAAGCCGGTCATGGATTGCCCAAGAAGAAGAGTCTTCCTCTCGATTTGATGCCGCCTGTGGGCAGATAACAGTGTAAAAGATTGCTGGAGCGTCTCCATCAATGCTCTTAGTGTAGCAGTACACAACCTCCACCATGTTCTGGTAGTTTACACCATTGTAGACCATCATGGTGGTCGTTGGCAGCAGGTTGATGTTGTAGTAGGTCGTGGATTTGCCGAGCTGCTGCAACGCACGCTCTACCCAGTCGGGATTCCAGCCCTCTGTCGTGATTTTTTCACGCAATTCCACCTCAGACATCCATGTTCTGCGAAAGATTACCCGGGACCGTTGCAAGTCCGCAGTTTCTGGAGGGAAGATGATCTCATCCCACGGCTTTAGAGCTACGATCTCGGGTAAGTTTCGGCTGACATACTCCTCATCCATCGTCGTGGCACCTGTGGCCGCCAGTTCGCGCACCATGCGCTTGGCATCGGACGCCTTGATTGTTGGAATGGCAGTCTGCAAAATCTCGGCTGCTTGTTCAGGAGCATTGACAATTAGCTGAGGCAACTCCATGAGCACCTGGCTACCGGACTGCTGGGCCAGGCCAATGATCTGGTCCATGGAAATGTCCTGAGTGCGGACACTGATGTTCTGCTGCCAGCCTACAAAGAATGCGCTCCAGCCGTACTGAAGGGCGTACTGAGCGCCCAAAGTAGCCTCTTTGTAAAGCTGCTGGGGCATCTTGGCGTCCCGAATCCAGCGAAGTAGTGTCGTTCCAACCTGAGACACTGACATGTCGTTAAGCTCAACGCCAATGGCCTTAATTTCGGCTTTCTGGAAAGCTCCAACCAGCAAAGCAGTTAACTCGTTGCAAGTGCCGTCAATTAGACGGGTTCGGACGTCAGAAGCACCCTCAAACGGCCATGCCGGGTCACCTTCAGAGCGGTTTTCAGAGTGTTTCTTGCCGTCATCGGTCTGCCCAGGCCAACGGCAAAAGCGGATATTGTCAAATTTGGTGACCAGATTCCCCTGAGAGGAGTTGATCATGGAGCGGTTGTACTCGCTCAAAAGCTCCCCAACATGTGGGTTCTTTGACGCAATCGCTAAAACGTCCGTGTTGGTGTTGAGCATAACTTTAATAACTGCCGCACTTATTAACACTTTGCCACTGCTTATTAAATGAGCCAGTGTGGCTAGGCTGCATTACCACAAGATACCCAAGAGCGTCAATGGGATCTTTACAGGCTCCCTTCTGTCCGTCGTGCCCGGTCCATTCTCTGAGTGAGTAAATAAGGTTCTGGCAACTCTCATGCACCAGTAGCCGCGGATGGTTTTCCTTAATATCAATGTCAGCTTCACGATTATAGCAAAGCAAATCGTTGATGATTAAAACACGCTCATCCACTGAAACACTGGCGGCAGGCAGGAAATACAGCGGTTCAGAAGCGTCCAGAAGCAGGTCAAGCAGCGTGACGCCACCCTCCTTGCTCGTCGTCTCCGTTCCTGCGCTTCTTGGGTCAATGTATCGTTCTGCAATCTCTTCGCGTTTGTCAGCATGAGTTTCTAGGCTCCAGACTAGTTCAGTGTACTCGTTTACGCCGCGGCCAGCACCGCTTCTCTGTGCCGGGCCAGCTCTGCCATCTGGCTTGTCACTCGGTAGCGCCCACTCGCCATAGCTTTGATCCGGCCACTCACGGTATATCCAGATGGTGCCATGTGCGTCCACCCTGGCCCAGAGCATGAACCAGTTTCGGGCTCCGGCTGGATCAGCCACCATGTAGTTGGTGCCTTCTGGGCATCTATCGGTGACACTATCGGTGAACACGTTTAGTTCACCAAACATTGGGAACTGACTGCCGGCAGTCTGGTCTGCCCAGCCGTAAGCACGGATCTTGATGTCGTGAGTGCTGCGTCCCTTGAGAGTCTGGCACATCCGCTCCCAGTTGTTGTAGGGATTCAGTTTCGAGTGAAACCAGATACAGCCGTGCTTCCCGTACACACCTTCCGCGGTGTAGGGCATGTGCCCCTTGGGAACGCCGATGACGTTGTTGTTGGGCAGAAGCTCACTCTGCTTCCAGGTCTTAATCTTGGCAGTCGTGATGAACTCCTTAACAACCTGGGTGTACCCAAGGATCGGCGTGAAGGTTACGATCAGTTTGCCGTTACGGGTGACCAAGCGGTACTTGAGCGTCTCCAGCCAATCTGCTGGCACAAGCTCATCGCACCACACAAAGTCCACCTCGCCGCCTTCAACAACCTTGATGTCCTGGCTGTAGTTTAGAAACCAAATCTGGTTACCGTTGTAGACCGCGGTATTGTCACTAAAGCCGTTTTTTTGGGTCCAGCTAACCTGAGTCGTCCGGCTGCGCTTGGCTTCTTTGAGTTCTGTCGGAAGATACTTGTGAAAGACGTTCTGCTGCATCGAGACGCTCGTCATGTTTGTCGTGTGCAGGCACCAGATGTTTAGGCCACGCTTGCGGAACTTCTCTTTCACCCAGTCAGGGGCGAAGCCATTGAGGTCAGCTCCCACAAACGCCTGGGCAATCCGCTTGGCGGCGTACTCAGTCTTTCCAGCCCGGTTGCCACCAAGGATGAGCAGTTCCGAGTGGGTGTTGAGAATTGAGTCAGCATCCTTCCAGGACTCAAGTTCCGTACCGTAGCGGTGAGGGTCAGAAAGCTCCGCCTTCACTCGCTGCTCCCGCATCAGGAAGAGGCGCATGACCTCCTCGGGACCGACGTTCTCGATCATCGTCATCCGCTGCTCCTCGGAGGGAGCCGGCATCAAGGGATGCTCAATGAGCGGAAACTTGAGAATCTTCTGGATGAGGCGATCTTTCTGCTCGTCTGACATTGACATGGTACTGGATTTTTGGGATGTTCGCGTTGCGCCCCAACATAGGGAACGCCGCGTAGCCGCTGGTCAACCTGAAACACGGACCCACCGGATGAAGACATGGTTCTCGGTATTCCTCTTGACCGAGATTAAAGATCACTGATGTTCAAGAATCAGTGAGTGCTGCACAGTCGTCCGCGATAGAGACAATGCTAGGCTGAACGGGTAGCCATGGGCAAAGACTGTGATATGCGACGCGACAACGACACTTATACGGAAGTGTGACGCTTCAATGAGCACTACCCCCAATTCTAGGTGGCTAACACTCAGTCTTGGGGGTACTATGCTCAGACTCCAAGCTCTAGCTTACCGGAAGTATATCGCTTCTCTAAGCTACCCCGAAGGGTCGGGCCGACGGCCCGAAGGGGTAGCAACGAAGTACTACTTAGCTTAAGTAGCTACTGGTAGTTAAGTACACTTAAACTAAGTAGAGACTACCGCTCTTAACGTGGATGACCTGGTTAAGCTTAACCTGCCGGCCTTTTCCTCCGACGAACACCGTTCCCAACGTATCAGTCTCCACATAACGCTGGTTCAAATGCTTCTTAACGACCTTGGCGGTTCGCACGGCCCCGTCCAAAAGCGCCGGCCTGGTTATAAGTGGCGACTCAGGCTGATTAAGATCGGCAACCTTAATTAAGATCGGTGACTTGTCCTGTTTATGTTCCACTAAACTGGGATCAACCACACTTAACGCGATTATACTTGGCTCTTGTTGCGGCATAACGTCACTTGAGCTGACTTGAGCGTCACTTAAGTCGTTAAGATCGCTGTTAAGATCAAACAAACCGGCCTTAAACATGACACGGCTGCCAAACCCGGTCTTCTGCCGCCTGTAGTCCACGCCTTCCGTGTACTTGCTCAGGTCATAATCGGCACCCAACTTCGCCCTCACCTGCTTTTCATGGATTGTAAATTTCATACGCATTCCCGTACTACGAACCAAAGTGTTCAATTTTTATACACACCTGACACAGCAAAAGGACGCCCAGTCTGCACATGCAAACCGGCTGCAACTTAGCGCCACCTAGACCTGGTACTCAATCAGGGGAAAGGTGACGCAAGCCACAGGGGCAACATGCCCGCGTCCCTACTAGCCAGCCATACACACGTCGTCACAGGCAGGTGTAGCGCGCCGGCAACAGGCCGTCAAGCAGGTGCGCGCACAGAGGCGCAAGGGGGCCGCCATGGGGGGCAAAAATTTTCAGGTGGGGGGATGAGTTGTAGCTAAAGTTCCTAGAGACGCGGCGACCCCCTCCCCCCCCTACCGGTTCCGATCTGAAGCCAAGCCGGCCCAGCCGCCGCCGAGCCAGGGCAGGCCGCCAAGCCAAGGCGGGGCCGACCGCAGAGCCAAATCGGCAGCAACGCCTCTCTGTGACTCCATACTACTGGCGTTGTCTGGCGTTATGGAAAAGGGGCACCCGGGGGCTGCCGCGGGGCGGCCAGGGGGCCGCAGAGCATGGGGGCGGAGAGAGCCGGCGAGGGCCGCGCGCGTTGCCCGGGAGGCGAGGGTGTCTCCACGCATTTAATCCTGACCACTCCGGTCAGCTTTACACCATTTCCCGCCCCCGCTGCTCTGCCGGCACCCGCACGCTACTCGCTGCACCCGCTCGCCTGCCATGCCTTCGCACCTGGTCGGCTGTTCTGCTTAATTTTTCTTCACTTTTTTGCTTAACTTTCTCCGAGAGCCTGCCGATACTCTAGACATGACAAGAACACTCCGCTCCTCCTCTAACCTCCGCAACCGCATCCGCCGCACATTCTACTTCTTTTTAGAGAACACTCAGACCTGCATCCTGGAAATCCCATGTTTTAACGACAAGCACGCGGCTCGTGTGTGTGCTGCTTGGTCTGCAAAGCTTAGTATTCCCCTAGAATACGCCGAATAATCCGCACCCATTCCGCCTCTCCTACACGGGGGGGCGGTAGGGTGCCGATAGGGCATCGCCAACAAACTAAACAACCTATGCAATCCACCGACACTCACCTCCTTGCCATCCTCTCTCTAATCCGCCATGAGCGCGCCGCTCTTGTGCGCAATCGTGCGCGCTACAGCCGGCTTCGCTTCCTGCTCCGCAGCATCCGCTCTGGGGCCGCGGCATGCTACCGTGCGGAGTTTGTCGCAGCCGTAATCGGTGACCTGCGCGCACAGGTGCTCAACTCCATCTAGTCCGTTCCCGTCTCGCCCTCTCACCTGGGGGGCGAGCAGGGAGCAGACTGCTCCGCCTAACATCCTAAAAAACGACAGCATGAAAAACACAGTAGCCAGCTATACTCCACAGTCCCGCTCTCTCGGATCATATCGCAAAGAGCAGCACGGCTTGCACCGTCAATACATGATCCTAGATTTGGCCGCCACGCCGTACCCGTGCGCCTACACTGGCATGCCCACCCATCCCGCCGTTGCCACGGTGCGCGTGTACTGGCCAGCGTCAACCGCCTACGCTTGTGTTTGGCTCAACCTGAAAGACTCCTACGCAGTCGGCAAAGGCAAAGCGGGAGGCTATGGCTACGACAAGGAAAGCGCCGCCATCTCGGAAGCTCTGGAAAGTGCAGGCATCAAATTAGCCCACAGCATACAAGGAGTGGGCGAGCAAGCCATCAAAGGCGCTCTGGTGGCCTTGGCGGAGTATGCCGGGCTCACTAACTACACGGTAGCAATCGCGCACGCCTAAGCCATGAACTGGAAAGCATTTTTTGACACTGTAAAGGAACGTAAAATGACCGGAAAAATGACTATTGCTTACGAGATGACAGACACTTTCGGCGGAGAAGCAAACTACAGTTGGGTTAAGCGCGGCACCGTACAGGTTCGTGAGCGCGGCCAGTGGGGCGAGTCGTTCGCCAATTATGAACGCCGCATAGTCCGCGCCGTGAAAGCGGAGCTGGGCCTGACTGGTGTTCGTTGCCAGCGCGAAAGCTATGGGGAGCAAATCGTGCTCCGTCCGGTTGGATATTGCCACATTGTATTTATTGGATAACTTTATGAACACCCGCAAACACACTGCCCTTATTAGGCTCGCCTGCTTGGCGCTGGCCGCCTTCGACGTTTGGCTGCTCACCGTTTACCCCGACGGTGAAACCGCCCTTGCCCTTGCGCTCCCGTTTTCAGGTGCGCTTGTCACAGCTATGGCGCTAGTCTATTCCAGGTTCGAAGCATGAAAAACTATCGCGTTACAGTCACATCCCGCTATTTAGACGGGACAAGCGAAACTGATACAATGTACGTGCGCGCTTATTCTCGGGAGCACGCAGAGGAAAAGGCCTTTGAGCTCTGTGGAGGCTCACAAGGGCATTGTCACGGGATCACGTTTGAAGCGCAAAGATATGAGTGACCGATTACTCGAGGCTCTGACCCTCTACTTCGTCCTGAGAGTGCTTTTCCGAGACTGAAGCCACCCTCCACACACAAAGGGGCCCCTTCGCAAGAGGGGGCCCTTTTTGCTGCCCAGATTCTGCCCCTGCTCTGCCCCTTGGCCTCCGCCTGTGCGCTCCCTTTCGCGCCGCCCTTGGCCCCCTTCGCCATGGCCTGACCCTGGCTGCGACTCTGGCCCTGACTCTGGCCTTTGCGCCATTGCACACGCACCCTAAAAGCGAGCTGGCCTGGTAAAGGGTGAAGGAAAATTCATGCATTAGAATGCAGTAACAAAAACACATGCATTTTTTTGCATGTATTTAAATGCACGAATGTTTGGCCATGAATGGCCATTCATGCTTCTTAATGCAGGCATCCTGGTTCATGTTTTCCTATTCCTGCATTTCCAGGCACCTATCACCGGGCTCCAGGTTGGGCCACCGGCGTGCTCACACCCAGGTATATGGGCGGGCAATTTTGATTTTGATTTTCAATTTTGAAATCCAAATTTGAATTTGAATTTCCATTTTCAAATCACTTAATCCAATAATGTTTGACCAGCAGCTTCCTGTTGTCGGAAGTCATCGCAGTAAACTTCTTGCACTCCCATCTTTTCCTGGCTGCCAACCTCTCAGCAGCCGGATAGTGAATGTCCAGCAGGCTGGCAATCTGCGCCACAGTGTACCAGCCCTCTGGAGCAGGCTCACCCTCCAACTCTCGCTTGAGTGCTGCCACTAGGGACTCTAGACCGGAAGCCTGAAGTCGTTTGTCTTTGTCTCTTTTGCCAGCCATACAATCGTTTCGTTGTGACAGTACTCGCCCCATGCGAAGCCGCGGCTCCAGGATGTCGTCGCTCTCCGGTTGGCTGCGTATCCCATCGCGTCCTTGTCCCCCAGCCAGCCCACACAGTAGCCTGTTGGATGCGCTCTGTTGCGGCCCTCAGCCTGCTGCACCCTGTGTAGGTGAGCGATGACAACCTTAGTGGTTCCACCTGGACCACACACAGCCTCAGCGTGATCCCTTGTAGCCTGCTCAGAGGCCATATATCCATGGCCAAACAGACAGTCGCCTAGCTGTCTCCACCCATTTTGGAAATTGTAGTCCACAACCTCGCAGCGCATGGCTTTTGCCCGGTCAGTGATCTGGCCCATGACTCTGGCCGCCAATGCGCTGACTATGGCCCTGGGTGACTCCATCAGTGTGTTGAGCCGGGCCTCATGGTTGCCAAGAAGATATACCTGAGGCTCAAGACGGCTCAAGAACGTGAGCCCATCGTTGAGGTCACTCTCGGGATCTACTGCGTCATCGGCAGTGCCGGCTGCTCCTGCTCGGAGGCAAGCCAAATCGATGGCATCCCCAAGGTGCAGCGTCGTGTGCGGATTCCACCGTTTCTTAAACGCTAACACCTTGGAGAGCAATGCTTGGTCAGCGTGGTGACCGTGGGAACATCCCACGGCGAGGAATCTTTTCCACGATCTGACAACATTTGCCATTACGTCTTATTTATCATGTTGTGCGCGTTTGCGCAATCAACACTACGAGCCTGCACTGCGCGCCAAGACTCCCAGGCATCTAAAGTGAGCTTGGCCACTTTGGCCAAAGCGCGATCACATGCATTACTGTGCTTGATTAGAGCCTGCTGCAAAAGCCACTCATTCTTAAGCGCCTTGCTCACAGCTTGTTTCAGTGCCGTAATGTGCGGTGCGTTGGGCTTGCGGACACGGGTTTTGCGGGTTGTTGTTGTGGTTTCTGACATAAGTTTTTGTTTATTCAACCAATCGGCATGTAGTTCATGCGGACTCATAGAAAAGTCAACTGTTGTTTGTCCGGCTGCTTGCAAACGTGGGTGGTTAGCAATGATGTCGTAGGCTGTGCCTTGGATCGTGCCCAGGTTTCTAGTCCGTAAGTTTGCGTCTTGTCCCCGCGATTCCACCCTGTGCCATCACAGGACTCCACTCCGAGCTGCTCCAACCAGTCCAGTTTTGTGGGTGAATTGACGCGCAGCACATGCACCCGCGGAAATTCCTTCGCCCACATTTCAACGGTAGCCCACTTCCATTCGGTGGTGCCACCCACACAAATGACATCGGGCTCCAGTTCTCTGGCTTGAGCAACGCCCATGCCATTCTGAACAGCTAGAGCTTTTTGAAATGGAATTTCATCTTTGAATTGATACCACCGCTCGATGGTACGCTCTCCGCTGCCAATCCAATCAGGAACGATAGCCCACTGTGGCTTTTGTGTGTTTGCGTCTGCCCACCGAATCATCTTACGCCATGCTTCGACATCCCAGAGGTCTTCGCGCCACACGTTGTCGTCCTGATCCCAAGCAGCAAAGGCACCGTTGTCCAGTGCGTAGGGAAACCAAGGCCATGGGCCACGCTGAGCTCCAGGGGAAAACAGATGCCCAATGCGCCCAGTTTCCCGTGCAAGACAGTGCCAGAACCAGCCTGTCGCGTTTGCTGGCATGACGATCATTCGCAGGAATATATAGCCGTTTGCAGTTTAAGTTTAGGCAACTCATTTTTTGTAAAGCTGTGGTCAATGAACCTCACCCTGTTGGTAGGCTGAATCGTCAGCCGGCCATTGTAGAGCTGCACAAATATGAACTCCTTGTCCTGATCCGGTGCGTCAGACCAGCCGTCATGCAGGTGGGTCACCGAGAACATGTACTCCCCGTACTGTACATTATCCTTCCACACTACAATGACCTCCAGCCCGCGCAGGATAGGGTTTTGCAGCACGGTGAAGCCGTAGCTGTAGCAGTCCCACAACTGAGCGTCCTTGATGGACCAAGGCTCAGCGTCTTCACTAAACGCCACCGCATGAGGCGGGATGTTGCGGTACAGAGCGCCCCCGTCTCGCAGGATCACATTGATGCCCCAAGCTCGCCCCGGGATAGCCGTCAGACCAACCCACATGGCTTCCACTAGGCCACACGGCTCAGCGTGAGTGTACTCACTGTCCACCCAGATGTAGCGGTGCGTTGGCAGTGCGCCGATCTTTGTGTAGTTCATTTAATAATGTTTTGAATGCTAACTCTGCCGTTGCCGGCACTACTCCGTTGCCGAGGAGGCGCAACTCGTCTGTGCGATTGTCACAGGTGATGCACAGTTTGGCATAGTCCAGCCTATCGGAAGTCCTTGTAATGCTTCTACCCAGCGCGGGTTCAATTTCGCGTTCTGTATTGTCTCTGTTGCTATCTGATCGTTCAAATTCCGGCTTTTGTTTGGGTTGTCCCATCGTTCCGCTCCCCCGCTGCGGTTGTCCCGTGTCTGAGGGGTCGCCCATGCCTTGATCTGGCTGTGCAGCGTGTCCGGCTTCCCCCTGTGCGCTCCGCTGTCCATCTCTGCTCTGGGTGTTGCCCATGCCTTTGCCTCCTCCCTCCCGACTGACCTGACTAGCCCCGCCTGTTTGCTGTTGATCTCGCAGTGTGGAGTCTTGTTCGCATCGTTTGCCGCTGGAGTGCCCCACCACTCTTGGCGGCCCTTCTCCTCGATGTTGACTCTCTCCTCCAGATACAGAGGCACTGTGGTCTGTCCGTTGCTTTGGCGAAACTTGAGACATTTCTCCATCGTCTCCTCGTTCCTGACTCGGCTCAGGGCTGTTGGAGTGGGCCATGCGTCCGACAACAACTCTGGGCGGCTCCCAAGCGTGCTGTGGTTGGCCGGGGCGGCTAGGCCATTTTTGAGCACCACAGTCGTCAGTGATTCCTGTGATCCCTTCATGCCTCGTGAGCGGTCCTGAAAACCTTGTCTCACTTCCGAAGCCACTGGCGACGGCCATGACAAACACTCGCTTGCGCTGGTGAGGCGCGCCAACTTCAGCCGCGCTGAATATGCCCCACGTTGTTCTGTAACCCATTCCTGCCAAGTCTTCGATGACGTCGGGCAACCCCAGCGAGATATGTCCCTCGACGTTTTCAAAGAAACAGAGACTTGGTCGCATTGCAGCAATTCCGGCTGAGATAAATGGCCAGAGGTGCCTTGGGTCGTCTGCTCCAGCTCGCTTGCCGGCTGCGCTAAACGGCTGGCAGGGGTAGCCTCCAGTGAGGATGTCCACCATACCTCGAAAGCTTTCCCAAGGGAAGGACTTGAGATCGCTCCAGATCGGAGCCGCATCAAGTTGCCCGCCTTCCATTCGCGCAAGTAAGTTTTCGCAGGCGAAGGCTTCGATCTCCGCATAAGCGACCGTGCGCAGGTTTGGGAGCACTCGCCGGAGTCCGAGGTCAATGCCTCCGTACCCTGAACAAAGGCTGATATGAGTTGTTTCGGTAGTATCCACATTACTTGGGCTTCATGGCTGCCATGAACGCATCACCCACCTCCGCGGTAGTGTGGACGTGTACATGTTGGTGTAGGCTCTCAGGCCCGCGGTTACGCTCCAGGGCAGCCAACTTGTCTGTGGCAATGCCCATGGCAAGCACAGAGTCCTTGGCTGACATCTCAGGCATTAGCTCGATCACCCTGTCCGCGGCCCCAGCAGCCACCTGCTGGAGCTTTTCTTTGAGGCCGGCGGCGTACATCTTCTCCCTGAACTGGGAGTCGTGATCGAGGCCATAAGTCTTGATGGCTTGGACGACTGTCTGGCTGACACCAGTCTTTTCCACAATGCCACGCACAGAGTAACCTTGGCAATACAGGTCAATAACCTGTTTTTTCTGGTCTTCTGTCACGCTGGCAAGGTAACCCTGGCCGTTCACTTTCTCGATCTGCACGCCCATGACGTAATCTTCGATGCGGACGTTGGCCAGCCCAGCAAGCTGACGCGCCCGGGTTTCGGGTGACTTGTAGACACGTTTTTTGGGCTTAGATTTCTCTTTCATATTCAAATTTCAGAACTTCAATATCTAGATCAGCAATGTTCAGGGTAATGGGAGCATTCCCTCCGTACAGATCGCCAACAAGCAACCCATTGCCGGCGAACTCAACCGCTCGTTTGCCTAGCTTGACGCGGAAGCCGGTCTTGAGCTGCTTAATGAAGCCTTCATCGTCTACAAGGATGATGTGTTGCTTGTCTACACGGACCGTGTCCACTGCGCTTGCACGCAGCAGCTCACAGATAGTGTCTAGCTCGCCATCAAAACTGACTAGCCTGGCTGTCTCTTTTTGGCTGTCGAATAGCAGTGCTGCTTCGATCGAAAGCATGATCATTTTGCTTCTAGTTTTTTGATTTTGTTTTTCAGCCGAATAATTTCTTCTTGGAGTTCAGGAACAATTATCTCACACACTACGCAATTCGCGTTCAGCTTTCTTTTTAGCCTTCCAGTCGCGGACACGCTGGAGTTGAAGTTCGCGTTGTTCTGGAGTTTGGTTTGCTCTCCAGTTTTTGCTGCGTTGCCGTGCCTCTGTGTTGTGCTTGAGCCGATAGAGTCGGTTGTTTTCATTCTTGCGTTGCCTTCTTTCTTCTTTAGTTAGTGTTGGTTTAGGGCCCGGTTTATTGCCCTGCCGAGGCGTTTTCTCCAAATCCCGCGGCACCTTGATTGCCGGCATACTGGAGTCCTTTGCCAATCGGTCAGCCGGGGCCGCAGTTTTAGGCTTTTCTTCAACTTTCATTGGCCGGTTCTCGATGTACTTGCCCTTGTACGTCATCTCTAGCCCGCGGCGCTTCTCCCAGTCACGGAGCGCCTTCATCATGCTGCCCAGCTTGTTGTCCAGGTTAGGCATGTACACCGTACCGTCAGCCGGCAGGTTGTCCTGCATACTTATGTTTCGTTGTGCTGCAAATCTCATATGTTTAACTATTTAGGAATGATGCTGTTCTGCCGTTAAACCGCAGGTGTGTGCTCACACCACACGGACCATTGCGCTGAAAAGGTATATTCACTTTTCGGTTTTCTTCGCCATCTATTTCGATAGCCATGATGCAGGTGGCATCCTGCTGGATTGCCCGGGACTCACGCGCTTTCCCCTGCTCGTTGAGTTGCGTGATCCCAATGACCAAGCAGCCCAGCTCCAGCCCAAGCAGACGCAACGACCTGGACACCTCTGCCACCTCACGCTCACGACTGGCATCCTTGCCAAGCTGACACCTCACCAACTGAATGTAGTCTACGAACATGACACCCAGGCCCATCGTGGATTTGCTCATGGCCCTCGCCACAGAGCAGATGCTCCCGATGTCGTACAGGTCGTCACGGATGATAAGCGGAGCCTTGTGCAGCACGTTAAGAGCACGCTGCATTCCCATCAGTTCATGTTCAGATTTCACACCTTCTGCCAAAGCCCGGAGGCTGACATTGCCAAGGCGAGCCACAAGCCGGTCAATGATCTGGCTCGCTGGCATTTCGAGGCTGATGATCAAGACACCCTTTTTCATTTGCGTAACCGCTTCCCGTTGTCCTTGCGGATTTCCTGTGAGTTGTGTGTCCTGTGGCCCTTGTACTTTGTCACTAAGAAGTCCACGAAGACCTCTTCTGTAGACATGTGCATTGGCTGCGTAGCCAACTCATCAATCAGGCTCTGGCAGTTTTCCCTGCTCCCGATCAACAAGACTTCCTGCACAATCTTTGGCCGCGGCAGGTGCTCGTAGCCGTCATTGGTGATGCTGCGCCGGAGTGCAACGTACTCTTTCATTCAAGCGCCTCCAGTTCACACCTGATCTTCTGCCGTGCCTTGGCCACCTCGACTTGGAAGTGACGCCAGCAATCTCGCTGGATCATCTGAGCCACAGGGTCACGGTCCTGCACGGCTGTGTAGTGGCGAGCAAACGCCTCCAGCAGTGAGTCCAACGTCTTGAGTAGTGCAGTTTCCATTAGAAGCGAGGCAGGATGAGTTTGAACTCCGGCAACCCAGGCCACTCTTGGGCGGTTTGACACCGCGCAAAGTGAGCCAACTCTTCTTCGATCTTAGCGTTCGCGTTAATCAGGATCTCGCTGCCGGCACGCATGAACTGACACAGGTGCGGAGCCTCAGTGTCCACAACCAAGAACCAGAAGCCTGGAGCCTCGCTCAGGCCGGCTGCTTGTTGGAAGCCGTACTGATACCAAGCAGCTTGGACATCGTACCTGAACCTATTGAATGAGGAGTCAAAGTTGCGGATGTCGTTGGTGGTCTTTAAGTCCACCAAGCACACCTCACCATTGATCTCTGCTATCATGTCAGGACGGCCCTTGCACTTCACGCCGTCCCTCTCCCAGAAGAGCGATGTCTCGATGTCGTCGTCATAGTAGACGCAGTTCTCCATCAAGGGCTCACACGCCTTGAAGCAGCCTGTAATAATAGCAGCTTCGTCGTGAGTGACGATGGTCTTGCCAATGTTGTTCTCGCAGAAGAGCTGCCACTCCTCCTTGCCAGCCTTAGTGCGCCGGTCCACCTCAGGCCCCACTGCAAAGTCGCAGCGACCTTCCAGCACAAGCGAGTGGATCAGCGTGCCAAGCTCCATGCTGCGGGATGGCTTCCACTCCTGGCCCTTGCGGTGCAGGTAGTATGATGGAGCAACCGAGAAGTTGTCCAACTCATGCTTCGACAGGCCCTCCATCTGCCGGTACTCAGCCATAGGTATGTTTCGTAGAATCATAATGTTAGTTGTTTAGTGTTAAGCCCAGACTTCCCAGTCACTTGCAAGGATGTCGGCTAAAAGGAGATGCAAGATAGCTCCATGGCAATCTTTCAATGTCAGTTTAGTATTTCTCCAGTCAGCCCTGCAAATAAACGCAGCCCCAGTATTATTCAATTGCTTAAATGCTGTTTGGATATTCAGGTTCCCATATTGAAGCACTGGCTGATGGGGCACGCCTTCCCATTCGCGATCAATGAGGCAACCAAAGTCCATGCCCCTGAGTTCAGTCAGGGTCTTTAAGTTGTTCATGTTCCCTTTCACATAGCCGCCTTTGATCCGCACCCTCCAGCCATCAGCCAACTTGTCCAGCAGTTCGTGTCTTGGTATGTCTATCATTTTGTTAGTATTGCTCTTATTTTTTGGTGTAGGTCTTCGATGGTGCCATCGTTAACCACCTCTATATCGGCAGCCACAGCGGACTGGTTTAGCTCGGATTCATGATTTTCTGCGGCCTGCCCCGGGCGGACGATGCGGACGATTGTGCCACCAATGCTACGAATGTAGTCAGCCTCGTTCTGAAAGCGCACGTCTGTGAAGACCAGTTTGCTTTTGAGCACTTCAGGGCCAAGCAGCCTTTTGATGCCATTTACCCAAATGTCTTGGTCGTACTTTCTTCCAGCCATGCCCAGGTCTTGCAGCAGCGCCCTGCCTCGCTCGTCCTTTTGACCATCCCAGCCAAACAGCCTTGCGATGCTTTTTAGTCTTCCGGCAAAAGCATAGCGGCAGTGCGTTTTTTCCAGCGCCTCTGCCGCAGTGTCCTTGCCAGAGCCTGCCAGCCCGATGAGTCCGATGTGTCTCATGGGTTCACCTCCAGTGCGCCACAGGCTACAACGCCACCGTGTTGGTTGCGGATCAACTTTGATGGTGAGCACAGATCTTTGCGGTCAGGCAGGTGCATTCTGACCATGCTGGCGACGATGTACATGGTGCCGGACTCAGGCTGAGGCACATTGCTAATGCCAAGAGTTTTGCTGGTCATCAGCGGAATGCCATTAACATCACCAGTGTTGCATAGCTGAGTGTTCACCCTGGCTATGGAGCCTGAGGGCAGTATGGTTTCGTGGCCGGTTATCACGATGGCGTGCGGCGTTAAGTTAAGCAGTCTCATTGGTTCAATATGTTTGCGATTATGTTGATGGCGAGCATGGTCTTGCCTGATTTCTCTGGACCACCTATGACCAAGAAGTCACCGTAGCGGATTGGGGTTAGGTTATCGAGTTTGTCGTAGCCAGTGCGAATGCGCTGCGTGAGGTCGTCTCCCTCTTGGTAGCGGGTAATCGCATCCATGATGAGGGCCTTGGTGTCCAGCACTGCCGGTGGGTGCAGTTCACCGCGGACCTTTTCAATGCCAAGGTGGAGCGTGTTGACCAACTCAGCAGTACTGATGTCAGGCGACTCCAAGTGTTTCTGCCCCTCGGACAGGATCGCTGCCAGAGCGCGGCGTTTAGCAGCGGACTTCACGATGCCCATCAACTCACGCAGAGCTGACGAAATCGGCATAAGCGTGTACAAGTCAGTCAGTTGGTGAAACTGAAAGTCAGGCAACTTAGCCCGGACACATTCAAAGACAATTCTCGCGTCACACACGGCCCGCCTAGACACCTGATCGAGCACAGTCTCCACCACATACCGGCTCACAAGGTCAGCCATAAAAGCTGTGTTGAAGCCGGCGTCTGAGACGGAGTTGAGCACAAGTTCAGGGTTGTTAAGTGTGATGCTTGCGATGCCTCGCTCGCTCTCGATGGGTGGCTCCATTACCAGCTCTGTGCTGAGTTGTTGCAGCCATCAAGCAGCGAGCCGGAACGTGCCTTCACGGGTGTGCGCTTCTCGCCTTGAGCACGGCAGAGCCAGGCGTTGAGGAAGCGCCCCATGCCGCGGCGAGTCTTGCGGTTCTGTTGGTTGGTCTCACACCAAAGCCGAGCCTTGGTTAGCTCACGCTCGACTGTGGGCGCACCAAAGGCGGCACAGAAGTCGGAGTAAAGTGCCGGCGGGAGCGAGTAGAAGCCGTCGGTGCATTTAAACTGCTCGCTGGTATCGGCAACCTCAGCAGGCACTTCACGCACAATCTCTGTTCCTTCAAGCATGTCTTGCACTGAAGCATATTGTTTTCCAGTTGGTTGCAGATCTTCCTTGGTGACCTCATTACAGAACACATCGACCAGCCCGCCAGCGACAGGAATGGCCAATTCTGATGCCGCTTGTGGTTCGTCTGGTGCCACGACCACAGAGGCAGGTTTCTGGGCGGTTATATCCTCCTTCTCGATGGCAACGGGAATGGAGATGTCCATGACTGTGCCGCCCCAATAGGTGATCTTAATCGTGATGTTCATGGCTACTTTTTGTTTTTCACGTTGCTGTTTTCACGGATGCGCTTGGCAGCAAAGCCATGGGAGTAGCCACACAGTATGAGTCCCTCGATAATCTGGGCATCTGTTGGCTGGTGCCACTTGGGCCGCCTGATGTAGCTATCCATGTGCGGCCACCTCTCTGATACGTTCCGGCCTGAGAACCAATCCCACCAGATAACGTGGGCAACTTCGGTCCGTATTTTGAGTGGCAGTGCAGCCACCCGGGAGCGCCACTGTTGTGGGGCCACCTTCTTCAGCCTTGTACTTTCTCCGCTTGTTTTTGTTTTGGGCATAATAGTTTTTGTTGGTTGGTCCGCGTGTTTGACAGATGCGCGGCCCCTGGTCAGTCTCTCCTGACTGTCTCCTAGGATTTCGTGAAGCAATCCATGCCTTCACGGAGGAGCTGGAAGAATGTACCTGCGTCCATTGTCACTTTCCAGTGCTTGCGGTCCTTCTTGTGAGCAACTATCCAGGCTTTCAAACCTGCATCACGCTCGGCCTGTTCGCAGGCTTTATCGAGATTCAAAGACTGCACGCACTTCACTTCCATGTGGAGGTTCTTTAGCTCCTCACAGATTACGTCAGGCGAGTCTGTGCCCCCGGCGAACTGCTGGCCCCTGCGTGCAGTGAAGCCAGCTTCGCGGAGTTCATCACGCCAGAGACGCTCACCGCGGGCACCTTTGGCTCGGGAGTTTACCATCCGGCTTCCTTGCTGAACTCATCGATGTCATCGCCCCCCATGGGAATCTCGTCAGGCACTTCTGCCGGAGCTGGCTTGGCGGCGGTGGCTGGAAACACGTTCCAGAGGTTGGCCTTGTCAGCGGAGATGAACAGGCTGGAACGGAGAGCCTGAAGTCCTTCAGCGTCCGTGATCCCAGCTTCGCCGGCAGCCCACTTGGCAGCCTTAGCGCACTCCACATAGAGTTGGGCGCGCTGGAAGATGAGGCGCTTGGCATCGGCAGGAGTGCCACCACCTTGGCCACTGGCAATCTGTGCGTTGGCCTTCACTGCTGAGGCGTATTGCTGCTCAGCGCCGCGGACGCTGTCGATGATGGCAGCCTTTTCGCTGATGTTCAGCTCGTTGGTGTTGCTATGGCTGCTGAACTTCACGCTGAGCCCCTGAAGGCCCTTAGAGCCACCTTGGCTCTTGATGGTGATGGTCTGGCCGACCAGGTCTTTAAGCTCATCCTTCACCCAAAAGGAAGCCCGCACTTCGCCGGTGCTGTCCTTGAGGATAGCGGGCTGTACCCTCCATGGTCCGTATTTACCCTCGCCAGTCTTGGCAGGGAATGCAGCCTTAACCTGCACTGACATTTCTCCGATGATGCTGCCGTCCGCAAGGTTTGCGAGGTCAGCGATTTTTGCTATCTTCATATTTGATTCTAGTGTGTTTAGCAGTGGGCGAAGGCTGACTGCCTCCGCATCAACCACCGCTGGTTGGCAGACAACTCCCAAATCGGCAGTGATTCAAGAAAACTTTAACGCTTTTTTGCGGATGCCTGTTTCTTGGCGGCTTCCTTCTGGACCGAGTACGCAATAGCTTGGGCCTGCTTGGGTGGCTTGCCGGACTTGATCTCGGTGCGGATGTTCTCAACGAAAGCCTTTTCTGTGGGTGAGTGCTTGAGTGGCATAGGATTATTTGCGTTTTCTGAACTCTTTTTCTGCTTTGCGGCGGGCGTCCTCCTGAGAGCTAAAGATCCCAATTCGCCTGTTGTCAGGACCATACAGCCCAAATTTTTTGCCGTCTTTGCTCAACATGCGGTAGCCGGTAGTAGAATCTGTGGCTGACATGCCTTGACCAAGCTGCTCCTGTTGAGTTGTTTCAGGCAAGAAGGTCATCTGTTGGTTGCGCGTCTGGTCAGCAACCTGGTTGACGTAGTCAGAATGCAGTGACTCTGTGATGCGCTTGGCCATTGCCATCTGCTCAGGGCTATTTGGCTTGAGACTTGGCAGCTTCATCAGTAGCTTGCGCGTGGTTGGAGACTCATACGCACGAGCAGCCAGCCCGATTCCGCCAAGCGCGCCAGCAGCATTTGCGACCCCACCAACAGCGCTGCTAATCATCTGCACGAACAACGGCATTGCCAGCTTTGCGCCAGTCTGCGGATTGTCGTTAAACGAGCCAGATCGCTGCGTCAACTTAAGGTAATTTATCTTGCCGTTAAGCACATCTAGTTCTGCTGGCTCAAATACAACGCCAATTGGCTTTGAGAGTTTCTGTACGTTATTCAGAAACTTTGGGATAGAAATGTCTCCGCTGCTAACCAAAGAATCTTTAGCAGCTTTGGATAAAATAGCGGACTTTGCGTTGTCGAGCCCAGCCTGATCCAGGTTGTTGACCAAAATCTTTACATCGCTTGGCTTTGAGGAAAACAGCAACTGACCCACTTGCTCAGGATTTGCAGTGCCCCGGCGCAGCACGGAACGAAGTGCAGTAGACTCCGTTTCTTTAATCATTCCATAAATCTCAGAGTTTGCCCTAGACCATTCAGATGCAACCCCTGGACCTTCTGCTGCTTCAATAAAGCCTCTTACATCATTGCGCAGTGATCTGTAAACTTTGCGGCTGACCTTCTCGAAGTCACTTTTAATGTGAGCAAGCGTTGGGTCTTTTGCCAATGAAGTGCCAATTACTTTTAAGTTAGGCTCGATTTGAGCCAAGGGCTTACCAGTGTATCCAATAATAGCACTGGTTGCTGGATCAATAATTTCGTCACCAAGCAGCGCAGATCTAAGTTCAGATAGTTTTGCGATTGCAGGGGCATAAAACCTTTGATTAATGCCCGCCATCCGCCTTGCTTCAGCGTCTATTGTGTTAAGGGTAGATTGCAGCTCAGTAGCCTGCATGGCCGGCATTCCAGAAGAAACGCGACCAACAATAGCATTCTTCTGTCCAGTCCAAGTGGCTAAGTTGCTTGCCCTAGTAGTGCCAAGCGACTTCATCACGTCATTGATGACATCTGAGTCCGCAGATGCACCAAAGTGCGACAACAATTCGCTGACCGTGTTTACACGATCCTGCTGCTCTCTTGCTCTTTGCGGAGCAGTGCCAAGAAGTGTTCCTTCAGTAAATTCCTGTCTGAGTTTTCCCCATTTTGTATTAGGCTGATAATAATCAGAGGTCATTACTGATTTGCCCTCTGCCTCGGCAGCAGCAACTGTTGCAGAAACTTCTGCTGGAGTCATTCCAGGCACATTTGGCTGCCTTGGAGCAAGACTACGCGAAGCTCCTATTCTTGCGCCGGCCATGCCGCCAGCAAGCCCGCCAACAAGTCCGGCTACCGTTTGTCCTGTTTCTCCAAGGCCGGCTGATTCAGCACTAGATCTTGCCAGCTCTCCGCCCGCTCCAGCACCCATGCCAGCTACCACTTGCTGCCCTGGCCCTGATGCCAAAGCTGCGCCAACACGCTTAGCCAAAGGAGACGATAAGCCCTGAAGCATCTTGCCTGCTCCAACTCCGCTGAGGGCACTTATGCCTCCAGCAGAAATGGCCTCAATAAGCCTCTGCCCTTCAGTGCTAGACACAGGAATCCCAAGCTGATCCATCAAGTGCGACCAAGCTTCCGTAGGGGTCGTAAGTCGAGTGCCAAACAGCTTATTGACTCCAGCAATCACTGGATCAGCAAGCATTGCCCCAGTGGCTAAAGCTCCAGCTCCAGCTAGTGCCGGCGCTCCAACTGCTGTTGCCGCTGCTGCTCCAGCACCCATCATGGCAAGGGTAGGCAATACTCCACGAATCACAGGAGCAGCAGTTTGCAATGCTTCTTCACCCATGCTTGGAGCAGCCTTTGTCGCCGGCTTCTCTGTTGCCTGCAATCGGTCCAACTCGCCAAGCAATGCCTGAACATCAGCCACCGCTTGCTGGTCGCCTGCCTGGGCGGCAGCGTCAGCACTCCTTAAAAGGTCGTAAAGTTCATTGATGTCAGCCATGGTGGTTACTTTTTGTAGCGACTGCGCATTGCCTCAATATCGAGTGGCACAGCAGACTTTTGCTGAGCCGGCACAGAAACACCAGCTTGAGGATATGTGTCTGGCAGTTCGTTTTGTGACTGCCTGTTTTCAAGAGGCTTAAACTGCACAGCACCTAACCGCTTTGCTATTGCTGGACTTGTTGGCAAAACAACCTGGTCATCAATGTCCTTGTTGTACCCATCAACATACGAATTGACGGTGTAAATGGCATTTTTGAGTGCCCTCTGTGGGTTGGCCTCAACCATTGCAGAAACAAGCCTATTAAAAAAAGTGCCTTGCTCTTTTTCGTCTAGGGATAAGTACTTATTAAACAGAATAGCAGGGTTTGTGGGTTGCTTCCCCGTAAGCTGCGCAAAGGCCGGAGCATTTAACAAGTCCTGATATTGAATCAGCATTTCGCTAACCTGAATTGCGTCACTTGAGATGATGGACTGCAATGGTTTTGCCATAGCTGCCCGCATAAACAAAAGAGCCTCATTTGGGTCTTTGTCCATTAAAGCCTGCGACTTTTGAACAACATTATACGCTGACACAAGGCGCTTCTGCCTGTCCCTAAGCCCGCCATCCCAGTTCTTTTCAGCAGCCTTGTACTGGGCGCTTTCCTCTACCGGCTTGGGCATTGGCAATTTAATGTCGATGGTCTTTTCAAGAACTTCTCGAGCATTTTTTGCATTAGGCAATCCAATGTCACCGTAAGTATCTGCGATATACCTCATCCCTCTGTCAAACTCTGCGGCCCTAGCCTGCTCGACAACCTTTCTGGTTGCCTCAAGCCTGTCTGCCTCATACGGGAGCGCAGCAATCTGGTCCCTAATAGTCATCCCTCGCGGCTGCTTAGGCTGCTGGGCTGCAATCGCCTCTTGTGGGACTTCTGAGAGCGTTGGGATACTGCGAGGCTGTGGTTGCATTGGCATGGCTGCTGCCATCTCCGCAACCGCAGGTGGCACGGCAACTGCCTTTGGAGGAGCTTGGCCCTCTACAAAGTACTTTTGATACTCTTCGCGAGTAGGTGCTGCATATTGACCCTGTGGCCCCATCAGCAAAGTTTCGTTTTGACGCAAATACTCAGTATACGGATCAAGAGTAGCCTTTGGAGGAGCCTGCCTATTGACAAAGTATTGATTAAACTCTTCGCGGGTCGGAGCAGCGTATTCAGGATTCTTAAGCAATTCCTTGTTCTCCTCCAAGTATTGAATGTATGGATCGAGTCCAGAAACACTTGGCTGCTCATACTGCTCCGTTGGCCTAGCAGCCTCTTGTTGCGCCATGTAGCCTTCTTTGACCGCTTGCATTCTGAGACGCTCCTGCTCAGTTAGGTAAGCCGTATCAGGCTTAAGGTAATAAAGCTGTTTACCAATAGCCTCACGAATTGCCTGCGATTCTGTGGCATCTTCCAAAGAAAGCTGCCCAGCGTTCTGCTGCGCCATGTACTGCTCTTTGGTCTGCTGTGCAGCAAGGCGCATTGCCTCTTGTCTCCTTTCAGGAGTTTCGTAAGGAGTAGTCCAGTTGCTTATAATCTTATTCAAAAACACACGGCGATCTGGCTCAAAAATTGTGTTTCTGACGCGATCTCCGTACTGACCGATCTCGTCGTAAAGCCTGTCTAGGTAAGTTGGATCAGCCATAATTTACTGTGTAATCCTTTTTGTCCTTGGATCAAACATTAAATTGTCAGTATTGTCGTAGTAATTATCTGGAACAATTTCTCCAGTCCTTGCGTTATTATCTAGCCTTACCCATCTTCCTTTTATGGGATCATACACAGAGCTTCCATCAGCGGAAATCATTGGAGATCCTTGCTGTTGAGTTGATTGAAGCGGCGCAGGATTGCCCTGTGATGAATTTGTGGGCAGGTTCATGTAATCGTCAACACCTCGTACTTCACCAAACGACCCGCCAGTGATGGGTGCCGGCCTGCGTGTGCCAGCGGCCTCAACACGACCAGTGTTCATAATGTTTGCTACAGATTCCCTGCCTGCTTGCTGTTGCGCGTTTGCGAGAAAGCTAAGCAATGTTGGAGCCATGGCATTCTTCTCCCTAACCGACATCGTTGTGTCGTTAAAGATAGACCTGATTTCATCTCCAATTGGGCTAAATTCTTTCCCGGTCTGAGGGTCTTTTTGTTTTGGAAGATAGCTCTCGAATGCGCCAAACAGCTTTTTAGTAGCGTCAAACTTGGCTTGGTCGTCTTTGCTTTGTTTATACGCCTGGGCGGCTGCGGTGATGCCACTGGCCAAGCCCTGTCCAAGTGCTTGGTAGCCACCCTGAATCGAGCGTCCAATGTTGGCTCCAGCCTCAATGAGGCCCTGGCCCATCATACCTATGGAGGCTGGTGCCGGGCCTTGATATGGATTGATTGGTCTTGCCATAATTAAGAAATCTTCGAGTCCATCCAAGAACGGATCATGTTTTTAAGCTCAGGCTTATCAGAAATAAACTCAGCAACCTTGGGGCCATGCTGGATATAAGCATCCACAAAATCATCGCTGGCGTTTGCAAGCATCCAGTCACGGAATTGCATCCACCTTGGATTTTCTGTTCCGTACACCTCTCTGGCCACCCAACAGAACGCAAGTAATCCAGCGGCACCAATTGCAGATCCTCCAAGCGATCCAAACATTCCCATTTGCCCAGCTTTTGCAGCAGCATTTGCCTGAGCTTGAGCGGTGGCTAGATTTACTTTCGAGTTGTACGCTCCGTAGATACTGCCAATGCCAGTCTGCGACTCTGGGTTGAACAACTGCGGTCCAGATAGCTGTTGAGCAGCAAGAGCCAACTGCTGCGCTTGATTTTCTTGCCCCTGAAGAATGGGTTGCTTGTAAAAGGCTTGCAGAATAGGAGCCTGAGCCTGCTGCAATTGAGACATTGCACTCGCGCCCAAAGCTGCCTGACCAGCCTGCGCTGCCGTGCTGGCGGTGTATGCCTGCTGCTCTGCTTGGCCGCGTTGTATGGCCTGATTAAAGGCAGTCTGCTGTAGCCCTGTGCCAAGCTGCTCGCGGCCCATGGCTTGATTGTAAGCCTGTTCCTGAGCACTCTGCACAAGCCTTTGTTGACCCATGAGTTGGTCGTACCGCTTTTGCTGGATGTCTTGGTTTAGATTCTCCCTTGTAGTGGCTTGACCAAAACCAGCCTGTTGCGTGCCCATGGCCTGGGCGTAACGCTGTGCCTGTAGCTGCTGGTTCATTGCGTCCCGCGCTTGAGCCTGACCAAAGGCCTGCTGCTGGAGTCCTAGCCCGTAATCGATTCCAAGCTGCTGGCGTTGCAAAGACTGCTGTAGGGCCGGCTGGTAAATTCCTTGAATCGTGCCAGCAGCCTGAGCAGCATTCTGCAACCGCTGCTGGTAGCGTTGATTGGCAACGTCAGCACGGTTGAGGATTTCAAAGTTAACAGCCTGAGGTCCGAGTGCAGTTCCGCGGGCAGCATACGCAGAGCGGGCAGCCTGATCGGCCATGCGCTGCTCTTCTGCGGTAAGGCTTCTGCCTGCCGAAAGCTCAGCCTGAGACTGCTGTGCCAGCATGTTGGCGTACTGCCCCATGCCTGGCATTGCAGCGATGTACTGGTTGACCGCATTCTGGTCCAGGTTCTGAATGTTGGACGCTAGCTGCGGACCTGCAACACGCTGCATGTTTGCAGCCGTAGGCACCATCCCGGCGGTTCGGGCGGCAGCCTGTGCGCTCTGCACCTGATTGAGATAGCCAGCTTCCTGAGGCATTCCAGCCCCATACGCCACGTTCGTAGGTGTGAAGTTTTGGACTGCGTTGATATACGAACCGGCGGGAGTGTCTCGTATGCTAGAAGGTGCAGCGCCACCTTGCGCGGCCAACTGATTAGGCTCAAGCGGTGCTCTCATGGACACCTGAGGCTGCATGGTCTGTTGTTGATTCTGAAATGCCTGCTGATATGCGGCCTGCTGGGCTGCCGGAATAATAGCTGCGCTACCTTGTCCTTGTTGGGTCTGTAGCACAGATTGCATTGACTGACCAGGCTGGGCTTGCGCTTGCTGGATTCTAGGAGCTAACTCCTGAGGCCCAAAAGGCAAAGCCGGACCCTGCATCTGTCCAGTCATTGTGCCTGGTCCTCCAAGAGCAGATACTGGAGCCCCTCCAGCACCAAGTGGTCCAGAAGGCAATACTGGACCCTGTATTTGAGCGGGTGCGGAAGCCCTAGGGGCAAATGCCGCGGCAGGGTTGAAGGCAGCCAAAAACTCTGACGAAGCTGCTTTTCTTGCAGGCTCAGCCGCGTTAAACGCAGCAAGGTCAGTTTGGTACTGAGCAATCTTGGCATTCTGAGCGTCGATTTCTTCCTGGTTTGTAATCAAACCGCGACCTCCGCGTGCAGCGGCGCGCACTGGAGCAATGGGGCCTCCAGGGTTTACTGGGGCAGCAACAGCTCCGGGCAGCGACTGCTGCATCTGTTGCGTAAATTGAACGAATCTATCAGACAGCCCTTGATCAACCTGAATGCCTTGAGTCGGCGCTACAGGCCGCGGAGCAATTGGTTGTTGAACTTGAGTTGGCACTTGTCCCGGCTGAGCAACTGCGACTACCTGCTGCTGACGCGCGGCAACAGGAGTGCCGTATGGGTCATTTAATCCACCAAGATAGGAGCCAAATATGGGCCTGTTTAACGACTGCTCAGTGGCTGCTTGGGCCAACTGACCGGCGTTCGCAACGGCCTGAGCGTATCCAGGAGTAAGGGCGTTAAAAGCCTGCTGGTACGCAGGCAGGGCAGTTTGAAGCTGGCCTAATTCAGCAGCACGATTGGCCTGATTGTAATCGGCCTCCATCGCAGCAATCTGCGGGTAGGCTTGCCTAGCAATGTTTAACGCTTGCTGAGTCTGAAATGCCTGATCTGCGGCTGTGAGCGCACTGTAAAGCGGCCTAAATTGAGCCTCTGCCGCATACTGGGGAGGAGCTAAATCTATCTGCGCTTGCAGCGTTTCACGCGTTGCTTGGTCATACCTTGGAGCCTCTGGTGCCTGAATTGTTGTTCCTCCTCCGCCCATAAGATAAAATCCTTTCTAGCTTCTTCCTAGTTAATGCAACAGTCTTATGCTTTCGCCAAGTCCAAAGCTCTTTGACTGGTTCTTGTCTTGTTTCCAAAAACTGTTGCAAGACTTCTGCGTGAGCTTCTGGGTTTTCGGCCCAAACAAGATGGGCAGTCCATATTCCGGCAGGACCATCCCATGTCCAGTCAATGTTGCGCTGCCCTGGATGTGCTGTTGATACTCCACAAATTTGACCATCCTGCTCGCTCCAAAACAGACCTCCGTGAAAAGCATAAAAGCCGATGTACTCAGAGCACTCATCTTTTGTGACATGCCCAAGCATATTAAGATGATTGCGAGATTTATCATAAACGGCCTGAATGATTCTTTCGTAAAGCTCTAGTGTAAGTGTTTTCACTATTCCTGTGAGATCATCTGCCGATCTGTTGTGATGCCGGTCACGCTTATCGTTTTAACTGAAGGTGACCCAGAAAGAATTTGAACCTGAATGTCAATTGCCGATCCGCGCAACGCAACTCTTGGTCGCAATGTGGTATGAGTCCCGCCTTCAAAAGTGTAATCAAGAATCATTTCTTGAGAGTCAGGATCATAAGCACTTGCTGTAATTACTATTCTGTCATCGGCTATGTTGCTGGTTTGAACTTGGGCCCTAGTGAATCTTTTTTCACTCAGGGAGT